TTCCTGACCCTGTTGTTGTGATTTGGTTTGCAGTGCCAGCTAGCGTAATATTGTTTGCGCTGGGGCTAATAGCGCCTCCGCTTCCACCTGTCAGGGTATTAAGCGCTCCGCCTTCGCTTTCTAATAGTGTCCAAGTTGGAGTAGTTACGCCGCCAGAAGTTGAGATTGAAGTTAGGACATAAACGGTATTAGCCGATGTATTTACCCACTGTTGACCGATATGCCATGTAGGTGAAAAGGTTGTCCCTGGATTAACTGTTGAAATGATTGATCCGAATTCTGGTTTTGACCCGAATCCTTGTGTGTATACCATTGCTGAATTTGGTGTAGACATGAAAAACTCCTTGAGTATTTAAACCCATATCTACGACGACCCAGAATTTTTTTAAAGATAATAATTAAGATTTTTTTTCGTCCTTGAGGATTGATAATACCAACGCCATGAAAGAAAACATATCGTAATGGTTGATTGGCTCAGTCATGGCATGTTTTGGCAAGTTTTCGATGTTCTTGAGCATCATTTCAAGTTCATCGAGTTTTTCCTTTTTGGAAAGAATCGGCGGTTCTTCACGTTCTATATCTATAGTTTCAGCTCCATTGATTTTGACGATGATCTCATTGCCCTCATCGTCAACTCTTAAGAAGTTCTCCCAATGTTTGGCTGAACATTCGAGCTTATCGTTGCCCCCAGAAATGCTTATCTCTCCACATTTGCAGATCACATAATCATAGGCATGGAAACTTTCAAGAGTGTCGCCACACAACTTGCATTTAGCTCTATTCTTCATTTTTTGCTCCGTTTATGAAATTAATAACGCTTTCAAACGTTCCAGCTGGAAGATTATTAATGTCTAAAAAGCGCTTAAGGCGACTAAAAACTTCATGGGTATCTGGATGTTTTGATATCCAATCTTCTTTAGGAGCTGGAATTTTTAATCCTTTAAAATGATATTCCTCATCGTCATCATTAATGAAACAAAAATTATTCATGTTTTTATACATAACTCTTTTGCAATTTGGACCTCCATCTATAGAAAGAGACCCACACGAACATGTAACGAAATCATGGCCAAATTTGCTCTCAAGAATATCATTACAAAGTTTACATTTAGCTCGGTTTTTCATCAGGTCTTTCCGGTCTATTCCAGCATTCAAAATAACAATTTATCACACCATTTTCATTATCTTCTGGCTTGCAATCGCCTTTTGATTCAAGCCATATGTTGCACTCCTTACAATATTTAGCATCCCACTTATCGGAATATGAAGAAAAGCAATTACATATTGTACATTTAGCTCTATTTTTCATCTAAATTCTCCGAAATTTTACTGAAATACTTGATATCTTCAACTAGTTCCATTGATGTAGCATAGTAAAACAACGGCGGTTTATTAAAATGAAAGGCTTGAAATATTACGCCATTGGAATCTTTTCCCCATATTAATTCAAAGACTTTTACGCTCTGAATCTTTTCAATGGGCATCCATTCGTTTTGAGCGGGGGGTTCTGTTTTACCAATGAGTTTCCCCAGAAACAATCTGGCTACCAGCCAACGCTTTGTAAATGTCTGGGGTGGTAAATTATTCATTAGTCGCCTATTTTCCCTTTATATGCAAAAAAACTTCCTTGCTCCCAGGCAATGGGAATTTATAGCCAATTCAACTAAAAAGATCAATGTAGCTCATGGGTCTGTCCGTTCAGGAAAGACGATGGGCACTCTTTTTAGATTCATGCAGGCCGTAGATTCATGCCCTGACAGCCAAATATGGATGATCGGGCATAGTTCGTCAACAATCTATCACAATGCTGTGCGCCTATTAATGGAGGCAAACACTCCGAATAATCCCCTTTCGGTCTTTCAACCGTTTTTGACTTGGCATCCTGGGAAAGCCGAACTTAAATTCCGAAATAAGACGATCTCTACAGTCGGGGCGAAAGACGAAGGGGCTATCGGGGCTATTCAGGGGAAGACGTTTTCTTTGGCCTATTGCGATGAGATTACGCTTTATCCCGAATCTATCATCGACATGATCCATACGCGGCTGTCTAATCCCCATTCGCAATTGTTTGCTTCATGCAACCCTTCGCATCCTACTCACAAGATCAAGCAATGGATAGACAAGGCACAAGCGGGCGATCCCCTATATTATGAGCTGCAATTCACCTTAGATCACAATCCCTATGTAGACGAAGAATATAAACGGATGGTGCGTGAGAGCTTATCGGGTCTGTTCTATAAGCGTAATTACCTAGGCATGTGGTGTCTTGCTGAAGGCGCTATCTTCGACTTCTTTGACAGAAAGATTCACGTCGTTAAACGCCCTCCAAGGGCTGCGGAATATTGGATTGCGGGGATTGACTACGGCGTATCAAATAACTTCGCCTGCGTCCTTATAGGGGTAAATACTGGGCATTCTACGCAACAAGGCGTATCGCGATGGGTTGAAAAAGAATACATTTGGGATTCTGGCAAGAAAGGCAGACAAAAGACAAATGCTGAATATGCCAAAGACGTTGAAGAATTCCTAGCGCCTTACGCTGTTAGAGGGGTCTATATTGATCCTAGCGCTGCATCCTTTAAGGTAGAGCTTAGAAAGAAGGGAATAACCACTATAGACGCGGATAATGACGTTTTAAATGGCATTACGTTTATGACCTCGGAAATGGCGCAGGGCAATCTATTCGTTTGTGATGAGTGTCATGTCCTTATAGATGAGATCGAGCAATACGTATGGGACAGGAAGAAAGCCGAGAAAGGCGAAGATGCGCCTTTAAAGCAGCGGGATCACGCGTTAGATGCGCTTAGGTATAGTGTTTTTACTCATAAAGTTACAAAATATCAGCCTTACGCGCATAACCCAAATAAATATATGCAGGATAGGTTTAAGAGTAATTTCTGATACAAAGAAAAGAACTGCGTAATCATAAAGCCATCTCTTTAAATAGTTTTCTTGCTATGTTTGCCTCTTCTTCATCAACTAATCTACAGTCTGTAAACTCCTCTCCTGGGAGAGGAAGATTTCCCATTACTAAAGATACCATCATCTTTGTCTTGTCCCCGGGAAACCCCAAATAATTACAATAATTTATTATTCCAACCAAAAATTCACGTTTATCAGGACAGGATAAATATACATTTTTTAATTCTTGCAGTTCTTCTTTGTGCTCCACAAAATCGTCCTAATTGGTTCGATGTGTCGATTTTTTCATGTTTTTTCGACATGTTTTAAGGATATGTCGATTTTTTGTTAATTTTTAATCTCTTTTCATATAAATTTAGTGCGTATGAAAAATCATCAACACTATTTTGGTATGAAATTTTATAAACGTCCAGAAGGTTATTGGTCGTGCACAAATAACGCAAGAATTTACGCTCATCGCTGGGTCTGGATGATGTTCTATGGCGAGATTCCAAAGGGCATGCAGATTCATCATATAGATCAGAACAGATCGAATAATGAGGTCACAAATTTGCAGATGCTAGATAAGTCGACTCATATGAAGTATCATTGGAGGAGAAAAAGGTATAATCCGAATCAGTTGTATTTTTCGTTTTAATTAATATTGAATGAATTAATTTCTTAATATCGATTTTATCGTAGCATTTATAGTATCATAATTCCATTATGACTATATGCACAACATGCAATGAGCAACCAGCAAGAGGGAAACTTGGCACTTGTAAGAAGTGTTATTACAAGGAATACCATTTAAAAACATACAAAAAGAAAGACGGTTCTTGCACTATTTGTGGGTCAAAAGAAGTTACATTAAGAGGCAAATACTGTGACACATGCCGAGAACAATTAGAAAGCCAATGTTGCGATTGTGGAAAAATTTTTAAATATGGGGCTAAATACAAACGTTGTACAACTTGTCAATATCATTATTATAAAAATCATAGGCCCGAATTATTTAAAAACTTTTATGAAAAACTAAAAATCTCCCAAAAAGAACGAAGACGAATAAAAAAAGGATTGCCTTTAGATCATGACTTTCACAAAGGGCC